GCATTTTCGAGGTTATTAAAAACCTCACCTTCATTTTTGGACTTTGCCATAATTTAAAAATAAAAATGCGCTTTAATCAAAACTATCTGGGGCAATCAGATAGCAAGACTAAAACGCAGATAAATGTTTTGTTGCATCATTGCCCGATGCTGTGATTCTAATAGCACAAAGGTAAATTGTCTTTAACTACATTTTAGTAGTTAACCTCACATTTATTTTTCTACAATGTATTCCCCCCATCTTTGTGGTATGTGGGAGATATTCAGAGCATTAAGACCATCATGGATGGGAGGTAATACCTCCTCTGAATCACCATCTGAAGAGTCACGCTCACAACTTGGTGGAGTTAATTCATTTGACATCTGGGGATTTCCTACTGATTGGACGGCAGGAAAATCAGTAAGTATAAATGGCGCATTATCTGTGCCTGCTGTTTGGGATGCAGTAAAAAAAGTATCTGAAACCTTGGCATCCCTTCCATTTGATATTTTCAGAAAAACTGATACAGGCAGTCAACCTGCTGAAGGACATCCTGTCCGTTACCTTATTCGTACTGAACCATCTCCCTACGTTTCATCCTATGATTTCAGGAGGGCATTATTTGCAAGAGCTTGCTTTGGCGATGCATTTGCAAGGATTCACAGAAATGGCATAGGTAGACCTGTTCGCCTTGAATTAATGAGCGGAGGCATTCAAGTTTTGGAAAAAGAAGATGGAACAAATATATATGTATGGGATTGGAGTAGAGCTGGACAATCCGGCAGAGTAATACTGATGCCTCAAGATGTAATCCACATTAAAGGCTTTTCAATGGATACGAAGCAAGGCATGAATGTAGCTGCAATGCATCGTGATACTTTAGGATTTGCAATTGGTGCAAATCAGTACGGAAATGCATTTTTTACAAATAACGCATCAGTTGATAAAGTGCTAACGTATCCTGGAATGCTTACAAAAGCGCAAAATGATCAACTTCAGAATAAGATTGCAAGCGTATCAGGTTCAAGAAAATCAGGTAGTACATTGGTATTAGATGCCGGGATGGATTTGAAAACGATTGGCTTGAACCCTGAGCAATCTATGTTGAATGAAAGCAGAGGATTCCAGGTCAATGAAGTAGCCAGGGTTTTTGGAGTACCTGTTCATCTTTTGCAGAATATGGACCGGGCAACATTCAATAATATAGAAATGATGACTACCCTATTTGTAACACTTTGTCTTAGACCATGGGCGGTGCAAAGTGAACAAGAAATGGGTATTAAGCTATTAACAAGGGACGAAAAGGAAACAGGTAATCTATTCTTTAGGCACAATTTCGAGGGACTGCTTCGAGGTGATAGCGCAAGTAGATCAGCTTTGTATGCTTCGGCTATCCTGAATGGTTGGATGACGAGAAATGAAGTCAGAGAAAAAGAAAATCTAAATTCAATTGAAGGACTGGACAAACCACTTGTTCCAGCTAATATGTCAATTATAAAAGAAAATGGGCAAATTGAAACACCACAAGTCGAAGGGTCGCAAAATGCGCAAGGCCAAACAAATACTCAAGAACAAGTCTCAGGTCAACCAGGGGCGGGAGGAAAACAACAATCAAATGGAACTCCGCAAGATCAACCAGCAAATTGATGTAGAGCGTAGATATGCTTCTACTGATGGCCTTGAACTTAGAAACGCTGACACCGGTCAAGCGATGCTAAAAGGGTATGCTTTGCGATTTGGATCAACCTATGACATGGGTTGGTTTACTGAAGAAATAAGCAGATCAGCACTGGATAATGCAGACCTAACAGATGTCCGAATTTTATTCAATCACGATCCAAATCAAATATTAGGTAGAACATCTGCAAATACAGCAAGAGTAGGTATTGATTCAACTGGACTATGGTATGAAGTTGATTTGCCCAATTCACCAAATGGTCATAATGCAAGAGTAGCTGTAGAACGTGGTGATGTCAGCCAAAGCAGTTGGGGATTTATGCTAAATCGTAGCCAAAATGAAAGTCCTGATAAATGGGAAATCAGAGATGGCAAAGAACACCGAACAATTACAGATGTAAAGAAAGTATTAGATGCTTCACCTGTTACTTTTCCTGCTAACCCGGATACAACTATAGCTAAACGCTCTTTTGATATGCAAAAACGAACAGAGGGAGAAATGGAGCTACCAAGCCCATCTGAAATATTTGCATCTATTATTTCTGAAGCTGCCGAATGTATAGATGAATGTAATGAATGTATTGAATGCTGTCAGGGATGTATTGATAATGCAGATACATACATAGCATTAGATCCTATGAATTCTGATCTCTATGTGCAGATGAAAACTAACTGTCAGGCAAGTATTGACGCTTGCAAAGTAGCGATTCAAACTCACACTGAAATAATAGCAGCCGCAAACGTAAAAAGAAACAAAACTGAAAACAATAATTTCTTTAACAGCGCAGCCGAGGAACTCGCAATTTTTGAAGCCTCGTTGCTAACAATCTAAATACAAAAATGAGTAAAGTTCTCGAATTACAAAGTAAACTGGACTCGCTGTTAAATGAACAGCGAGCCATGACACAAGCCTCACCCGGCAAAACTCCTGAAGGTTGGATTAAATCTGTTGAAGCTCGCAATGAGTTAATGGATCAAATCAAATACCAAAAGGAAATAGACAATCTTGAAAAAATAACAATTGCTGTTCAAAGTGAAAGCGAAGAAAGCCGAGCAAAAAACACAATTGAAACAAAACCATCGCTCACTTATGACGATGTATTTTGGCGTTATATGTCTCGAAGTTCAACAGCACCTTTGCATGAATCTGAAATGCAATTGCTTGAGGCTCGTGGCACAAATACCCAAAAAACATCAACCAATTCATTAGGCGGATTCTTAGTACCTCAATCATTTTCAAATCAACTTGAAAATATGATGCTGTACTATGGTGGAATGATGGAGGCTTGTGGCACTTACGAAGATACAATTGGTGGGACGCTTTCATGGCCTACAGGAGATGATACATCTGTAACTGGTGCTATCACAGCTCAAGGTGTTGATATGGTGGTTTCTGATTTAACTTTTGGTCAGGTTACATTTGGTGACTATTCAATTGATTCAAATATTGTTAAAGTATCTCGTGAATTGATTCAGGATGAGCGAGTTAACTTTTTACAAAAAGCACTACTCGAAAACATTGGTCGTAGACTTGGAGCAAAGGTTAATACTCTACTCACAAATGGCACAGGAACATCGCAGCCTTATGGATTAACTGTAGCATCAACCACATCAGGTGGTACTACTGCTTCAGCAACAGCAATTACAAAAGCTGAAATCATCAAGTTTTCGCATTCTGTGGATCGCAGCTACCGGTATGGCCCTAACGTAGGTTTTATGATGCATGATACAATCCTTGCATATCTGCGCACTCTGGACGCTACTACAGATACTACGCACTTATTCGTAGATACAATCATTGGTGGTGAACCTGTAACTACCTTGCTTGGTCGTCCAATTTTCATTAACAATGATCTGGAGCCAGCCAATTCAACAACAGGTCTACCTGTGACTGCGAAAAAGCATATCTACTATGGTGACTTTTCAAAGTACATCATTCGTAAGATTGCTCCAATTTCGATTGAACGTAATGATCAATTATACTGGGCTTCAAAAACAGTTGGATTCATGGGTTGGTTGAGAATGGATGGAAACCTAATCAACAACAAAGCAATCAAATCATTGCTTCAAGCATAGGTAAATGAAAATCAAAGCTACAGTCTCTAAGGGATTATTTAAGGCAGGATTGGAATACGACTTGCCTATAAAAGAAGCAATGGCAGCCATCATAGCTGGCAACGCAGAACCCTTAGAGGCTGTTGCATTTGAATATGAAAAAGCAATTCAAAAACAAACACGATGGCTTACAAGGTAACAATTCAACCAACCGTAGAGCCATTCACAGTCTCATACGTTAAGAATTGGCTAAAAATACCCTCAAGTGTAACAACTGATGATACAATTATTGATAACCTAATACATTCAGCAAGAGCGTGGGCTGAGCATGGTACAGGTAGAGCATTAATGACGCAAACTATTGAAGAATACTTCGATGGTTGGCCTTATGCAATGATATTCAATCTATCAGTTGCGCCAATTCAAACAGTATCATCAATTGCATACTTGGCAAGTGGTTCTTATGTAACTTGGAGTTCAAGCAATTACAATGTTGATTCAGTAAGTGAACCAGCAAGGATTGTACCTAAGTTGACTGCTAACATACCTAATTATGACCTTTATACGCCAAATGTTATAAAAGTGACATATACAGCAGGAGCAACGGCAACAACTTTAATTCCGATGAATATCATGCAATCAATGTTGCAAAAAATAGCATTTATGTATGAAAATAGAGAAGACATACCCCTTAGCGGTACTAATCTGCCAAGACAACGGTCAGCAGATGCATTACTCATGCCTCAAAGATTGTTATAAATGGCAGGGCTTTCAAAATTGCTCTCTGACATCGGGGCAATGGATCAACTTATTAGCATCAGGCAGTATACCAGAGTGGCAGATGCCACAGGTGGATGGATTGACACAGCAAGCTACTTAGCTGAAAATATATGGGCAAAAATTGAATATGCTTCTACAAGTAATGAAGGTACGAGAGGTGAGGATCAGCAAATAGTAGCTTGGAACGTAGTTAAATTCACATTTCGAGATTTTTGGACAATTACAGAAACAATGCGAATAGTATTTGATTCAGATGAATATGATATAAAAAGCATTACAAGAATAGGTAGAAGTAGATTCGTAGTAATAGAAGCAGAAAAAAGAGACAATTTGACCTAATATGAATGCAGTTGGAGCGATCAGAAAAATAATATTAGATGACGCTACAAGTGTGGCTTTATTATTCAATTCGACATCTGTTTATCCTATTATTCTGCCTCAGCAAAAAGAATACCCGGCTATAACATTAATGTTGACTGATTCAAAGCCCAATGACTCAAAAACACAGACAAGTCCTATTGATAATGTAGCTGTAGCGGTAACTATTTTTGGGAAAACCTATGATAAAGTACAACAGATTGATACTGCAATTCGTGCAGCAATTGACGGATTTGAAGGCACAGTAACAACATCAGATTTGGTTTCTCACTATATTGATGGTATCAGATTTTTAAGCAGAAAAGATGATTTCGATACGGAAAGCGTTCTATTTGTAAGGCAATGCATTTATGATGTTAGATATTACATAAGTCCTTCTACATTGCCTTATACGACTCAAATTCAAGATTGGATGGATACGTTGTTAGAATTTAGCAGTGATGCAGCAGCTGGAGCAGGTGGCATAGTTATAGGTAATTATTACATGACTAATAATACTCACGAGTCACTACCTGGAGGCGTGGCTAAAATGCGCAAAGTATAATGGAAGGATATGATAACATTATAGAACAAGTTGAATTTGCTGTAAAGCAATTAAAAGCCTGTGGTGATGTGTATTGGAAAAATAGGCAAAGAGTAGCTGCTTTAGGTGGTGCTTATTTTGCGTCAACAGCTGAAGCAGCAGCTCCAAAATCAAAATATAAGCACTCAAGATACTCCACACCAAAATCAAGTAAATCAATAAGAGCGCCAAATGGAATGGGTCAAAAAGTTGCAACATATTATCCAGGCAACCTTGCAAGATCTTTCCATGTAATGAAATTTAAACAAGCTGCATCTAAAGTATTTGTAGGCGCAAAATTAGATAAAAGAGGATCACGGGGAATATTTTCAGGAAGCAGAACAGATGGGTATTATATGCATTGGGTTGAAGAAGGAACTAAATCTTATAAAGAAAGAAGAGGACAATCTGCTACACACTTTTTTAGGAACAGTTGGAGTAAAAGCCAGGGACGAATCTACAAAATTATGCTTTCCGAATTAATGCGAATAGGTGCAAAATTTGAACAAGAACACAAAATACAATGAAAGTAGAATTACTTGAAGATGTAAAAATTGAAGGTAAAGTATATCCTGCTTGTGCAGTAATAGATGTATTTGACTATGAAGCAATTGATTTAATAAAAAATAATAAAGCTAAAACTGTTCCTGATGGAACAATGGCAAGAATAAAGGCATACGGTAATACCGGTTGTCTTCCTCAAAACAATAACAAATCAAAAAACAAATAAGCCATGGCAACAACTGGAGTAGTAAATTCCAAACTAATGCGATTAAAATTTGGCGGTACTTACATAACCTGCCAAACCAACGCAGATCTAAAAGTTACAAATGGCACACGCCAAACAACCTGTAAAGACTCTGGGCAATGGGAAGAATTCCTGTATGGGCAAAGTAACTGGACAATATCAGGCGATTTGAATTTCAGCTATGATGCAGCGCAAGGAGGTACAGCAATATATGATGTAACAGTTGGTCAAACACTTGCATCACTTGTGTATGGCACAGGTGTAACAGGTGATGTTCACTGGTCAGGATCAGCTGTAATAACTGAGTGGTCTTTGTCAAGTCCTGGACAAAATGAAAACGTAACCTGTGCCTATTCTTTTCAAGGTACTGGAGCTTTGGTCAAATTTAC